GCCGAGTGGTGGCTGCCGGACGCGGACGGCGGGAAGCAGATCATCCACGCGTCTCTGGCGCTTGAGCTGATCGAAGCGGCCGGCGGACTTACCCGGGCGGGGGTGTCCTCGTGAAGCTCGAGAAGTGGGTCATCCGGAAGCGCTGGTCTTTCATGTGGGGTTCCCTGGGTATTACTGGCGGGTGTCGCACTCGTCGTTGCCTGCGTACGTCAAATACTGCTACCACTTCGACTCGTTCGAGAATGCCGTCGAGTACGCGGATGCCAAAGCACGAGCGCTGGCGGCGTCCTGATGCCCCTCGATAAGCGCGCTCTCCTGGCGCACATCAAGGCGAAAGCGGAGCACCCGAATCTGCTCATTCATGCGGTGCTTGCGGGCCTCGTGACCGCGATCGAACGCGGCGATTTTGACGAAAAGGAAGGAGGTACTGATGGCACGCATTAGGACGATCAAGCCGGAGTTCTGGGACTCACCAGGCACTGCCAAGGCATCACACGTCGGGCGTCTGTTCTTCATCGCAATGTGGAACTGGGCCGACGACTGGGGCGTGGGGCTTGCAACACCCAAGCCGCTGATCGGTTTCGCATTCCCGAACGACGACGCCATTTCAACCGCGGATTTTCCGACGCTAGCGAAGGAAGTGGCGGAGTGCTTCGACGTGCAGTTCTACGAGGTCGCCGGGAGACGTTATTACAGCATCCCGAGCTGGGATATTCACCAGCGCACCGAGCGGAAGGCGAAGCGGCTAAATCCTGCCCCCGATGAGGCTGAATCCCTTACGGACACTGGGAAGTCGGAACGTCCGACAGTAGCGGCGGAACTTCCGACGCAAGGTAAGGAAGTTCAGGCGTGGGAAAGGGAAAGGGAAAGGGAAAGGGAAAGGGAACAGGGGAAAGGGAACAGGGGAACAGGGGAACAGTCATCACCTTCGGCGATTGAATCAGTGTTCGATGCCGCATATGACCACTGGCCCAAAAAGGTAGAACGCAAAGCGGCCCTCGACAGGTTCAAGGCAGCATCTAAGCGACTCACCCCCGAGGTGCTGGCCGGTCACATCATCCGGTTCGGTGACGCCTACGCAGCGACCACTGACAAACGGTTCACCCCCGCGCTGGGCGTGTGGCTTGGGCACGAGCGATGGACGGACGAACTGCCAACCGCGCCCAAACCTGAGCGCAACCGCAAGCCCACCCCTGAGGAACGCGCACGTCAAACCCTGGCGCTCGCAACAGACATCGACATGAGAGGAATCGAGCAATGAGCGATCAGGAATGCCATGAAGGAGTGACCCGCCGCGAGGAGTTCCAGCCATGCGAAAAGACTGCCGTTGCCATGCGGCTGGACCCAGAGGAGGGCCACCCGTACCCGGTGTGCGCTCGCCACGCCAGAGCCGACATGGTGTCGCTTTCATCTGTCGAGCGGAATGCCATCCACGAGGCGCTGCATCAATGGCGCGTTCACGGGAGCGGCGACATGTACGGATGGATGACGCAGTACGCGCACATCCCTGGAGGCGACGAATGACCCTCGATGAGTGCAAGCGAGTAGTCGCCAAGGTCCAGCTGGGCGATAACCGGCAGGTCGACCGTCTCGTGATCATGGAGTGGTACAACACCATCGGCCACTTGAACGGCGCTGATGCGATCAAGGCCGTGACGTTGCACCGGCAGGAATCAACGGAGTACCTGCAACCGGCGCACATTATCCGGTTGGCGTACCGGGTGAAGGAAAAGCGGGCTGTAGATCGCGGGCCTGTGGAATGCCCGATTCATGCGCACTACCCGCTGCCGTGTGACCGGTGCAAGTCGGAATCGGACGAGGTGCCGATGTGATCGTGAAGACCGAGCTGACCCCCTACGAGATGTGGCGTCTCGAGGAGGAAGCCGAAGCTCGTGGCCTGTCGCTCTCGGAGTTCCTCAAGGGCGCAGCGATCGCGCTCGTCAAGGGCGACCTGATGAAAGACCCGCTCAAGGAATTGCACGCGATCGGGATGTGTGACGCCGACATAGGCAAACAGTTGGGGATTGATGCCGCAGCTGTGAAGTACCGAAGGGCGCGCATGGGACTTCCAGC